GCCGCACTGGCAAGCAAAGCGAGGGCTTCTACGTTCCTGACTTTGCGTGGCGTGCTGGTGCGATGACAACGGCTGCAACTGGTGCCTCTGGTTCTGAAAATGTCGTTGACAACTTCATCCCAACGGTTCATCGCGGTGATATGTTCATTGAGGCTCTACGCGCAAAGCAAGTGATGGCCGCTCTTGGTGTCACCTTTATGGGTGGCCTGACAAACCGCATCAAGATGCCAAAGTTTTCAACTGGCGCATCTGCTGGTTTTGTCGAGGAGCTTGGCAACGTTGCTGATCAGTCTCAAACTGATGCTGGCGTTACACTTCAGCCGCGCACGATGGGCGCGTTTGTTGATATTGGTCGCCTTGCACTCAAGGAGAGCATTCCAGCACTTGATCAGGTTGTTCAGGACGATTTGCTCCGCGCTCTTGCTGACAAAATTGAAGCAACTGCTATCAGCGGCTCCGGCTCTTCTGGCGAGCCTACAGGCATCCTCAATGACGGCAATGTCGGGAATGTTGACATTTCCGCTGGCACTGACGTGGCTGCTCTGACTTGGGCTGACATCACCGATCTTGTGAAGACTGTTGAAGATGCGAACGGCATCGTCAATCAGAACACACTTGGCTGGCTGTCTAACCCGAAGGTCAAGGCGAAGATGGCAAACACTGTCAAGGTTTCATCAACCGACAGCGTGATGCTTCTGAACGATCCTTGGAATAACATTTATGGTTATCCAGCAGAGTTCACAAGCAACGTTCCATCAAACCTGAACCCGGGCGATGGTGGCACAGACGCATCTGCGCTGATCTACGGTGACTTCAGCCAGCTTATGGTTGGTCTGTTTGGTGCGCCATCGATCCTTGTTGATGAAACGACTGGTGGCCTTGCTGGTACGGTTCGCATCATTGTCCATCAGGACGTTGATGTTGCTCTGCGTAATGCAGCCAGCTTTGCAATCACTGACGAGGTTTCAACCGCGTAACTTAGCGGGTGGGCGGTTCTTTCGCCCACCCCTTCCCCAGAAAGGTTTTGTTATGAGAGTTAAGATTTTAGACAAATGTTACACTGGCACCATCGGCAATATGTTTGCTGGCAGTGAGTATGACGTTCATGATCGAATTGCTGAAAAGTTAATTGCAAGGGGTCTGGCTGAAGAGGTAAAGCCAGCAAGGGCAAAAAAGAAGCTAACTGACAGGTCTGTTAGCTCTGATGAAATTGAAACGCCAGAGGACGAGTGATGGCCGTTGAGAGTGCCGCTGATCGTGCTATTTTTGTGGATGTTGATGATTTCGGCACTGCCGCAACTTATACTCCATCTGGCGGTTCTGCCAGCACTGTAAACGGCATTTTCGACAATGACTTCATTGAGGTTGATGCTGGCGGCGGCGTTGGCGTTGCATTGCAGCAACCGCGTTTTCATTGCCGCACTGCTGACGTTTCAAGCGCGGCTGAGGGCGATGCTTTGGTTGTTAGTGGGGTCAACTATACAGTCAGGATCGTGCAGGACGATGGCACTGGAATGACTATGTTGGTTTTGGAGCGAGACTGATGGCTCATGTTCGTAAACAAATCAGGGACGCTATAGTGACGGCAGTTACTGGGTTGACAACAACCGGGTCAAATGTTTTTCGCAGTCGAATTTACCCCCTTGAGCAAAGCAAAATGCCGGGGCTTTGCGTGTTTACAAGATCAGAGGCCGTTGAGTTCGATACAATGACGCTGGCGCGGTCTGTTAGCAGGGTCTTAGAGGTTCAGGTTGAGGCGTATGTCAACGCAACTGCTAACTATGACAATACGCTTGATCAGATTGCCGTTGAGGTTGAAGAAGCATTGGCGGCAAATGTAACTCTGGGCGGTCTTTCAAAGGACGTTCAGGTTACTTCTTTTGAAGTTGATTTTTCTGGCGATGGGGAAAGACCTGTCGCAATAGGTCGCTTCACCGTGACTGTGGAATATCGCACAGTTGAAAATGATGTTGAAACTGCCGCATAACAGGAGATTTTTCGATGGCAACTTTCAAAGGAAATGACGGCACGGTTAAATCCGGCTCAAACGCTATTGCTGAAATTATCTCATTCACAGTGGATGAGACAGCCGATACGATTGAAACCACCACGATGGGCGATGCAGCCAAGACCTACGTTGCCTCATTTAAAGATGCAACCGCAACGGTTGAGACTTACTTTGACGACACCGATACAAGTGGTCAGGGTACTTTAACAGTTGGATCAAGTGTTACAGTGAATTTCCAGATGGAAGGTGACACGACTGGAGATCACAAACTTTCCGGCACGGCCATTATCACTGGTTTTTCGCTTGGTGTTTCTGCTGATGGGATCAACACTGCAACATATTCGATGCAGATTTCTGGTGGTCTGACCGTAGGCACTGTTTAGTCAAGGAGGATAGATCATGTCGCTGGGTAAAATGATCTCAGAAAAACGTGATCGGCAACGGCGCGTCATTGAAGTCCCGGAATGGGGCGATGATGATGCACCGTTGCTGATTTATTCATCAGCACTCACTGCTGGCGATCTAAATAAAATTCAGAAGAAGCATAAAAACTTTCTCAATGATATGACGGTTGATGGAATGGTTGACCTCATCATCATGAAGGCGCAGGACGTTGATGGTAACAAACTTTTCACGCTTGAGGACAAGATTTATCTGATGGGGGAGCAAATCTCCATCATTATAAACATTGCTGGTGGTGTTATCGGTGGTATTGATACGATTGAGGATGCGGAAAAAAACTGACAGACGATCCGTTTAGGCTCAATATAATGGCCCTTGCGGATCGTCTTAACAAAACTCAGGCAGAGATTGAAGAGCTAACAGTCTCAGAAGTCAATGAATGGTTTGCATATTTCAGGATGATGCACGATGGCCGATCAAAATCTTAAAATTAAAATTTCAGCGGTGGACAAAACTGCCGCTGCATTTCAGAAAGTAAGCGGAGGCCTTAAAAGTATAAGTGGAAAAATTTTAAACCTAAGAACTGGTCTTGCGGCACTTGCAGCATCCGCTGGACTTGTGAAGTTCTCAGAAGAGATTGATAACCTTGCAAAGCAGTCTAAACTTCTGGGCCTGACTGTAAATGAATTGCAACGCCTTGAATTTGCCGCATCACAAACTGGCGCAACATCACAAGAGTTAAACAAGGGTCTTGAGCGTTTCAGCCGAAACATCAGTGAGGCAAAAGACGGGATCGGTATGGGGGTTCGCAGCTTTGAGGCACTTGGCATTCAGGTTGTAAAATCTGATGGCAGTTTGCGCTCCACTACAGAGCTTCTTGAGGAGACAGCAGATCGGTTAAAGGGTATTGAAGACCCGGCTCAACGGGTTCGAATTGGATTTGATCTGTTTGGTCGGTCTGGTGTTTCGCTTGTCAACACATTGATGGAAGGTTCTAAGGGTCTAAGGCAGTTGGGTGATGAATTTGATTCCGTCACTATGCAGCTAACTGGTGAACAGGCTGAGGCCGTTGAAGAGGCAAACGATTTGTTTGATAAGTTGGGCCGAACACTTTTCTCAATGGGGCAGCAAATAACTGCAACCCTTTTGCCAATTCTGGCCAACCTCTCCCGCTTCATTGTGATAAATGTTTTGAAGGCACTAAATATTGCCACAGAGAGCATCAGGGACTTCATGAATGAGTTTGTCACAATGTCGAATGAGTTGTTTGGCACAGAGCTTGATGAGTTTACATTCGGAGAGCAACTCAACAAAGACCTTGAGCGAATTATTTTCAACTTTGAAAATGCACACAATGGCATCGAAATGTTGGAAGATGGGACAAGGCGAATAACGATTACTCAAGGTGAATTTGCGGAAAAAACAAATGAAGCTAAAGATGCCATCAGAGATATGGGCAGCAAGGTCAATACACTTGAAGACGATTTGAAGGACGCTGGCTCTCGGGGATTTGGTCGCATTGGTGACGCGATGGCAGATATCATCACACAAACAACAAGCGTTAAAGATGCTTTCCGTAGTTTGGCAAATTCAGTTATCAATGATCTTGCGCGTATTTATACGCAGCGGTTTATTTCTGAGCCATTAATGGCCGCTTTTTCATCAGCGTTTGCAGCTCCAACGCCAACGCCAAACCCGCATACAAGGGCAATGGGCGGTCATGTTGCGGCGAACCGTCCTTATATGGTTGGCGAGCGTGGCCCAGAGTTAATGATCCCCGGTGCTTCCGGCACGATCATTCCAAACAACAAAATGGGCGGCAACGGTACTGTGGTCAACCAGACCATCAACGTTTCAACAGGCGTATCGCAAACCGTTAGGGCAGAGATAATGCAGTTGATGCCGCAAATCAGCGAAGGCACAAAAGCTGCTGTCCTTGATGCCAGACGGCGCGGTGGGTCTTTCGCGTCAGCTTTTTAGGTTTTAAAAAATGACAATATCATTTCCACTGACACTACCAACGGCTACAGGCATTTCAAGTATTACCCTCAGAGCAATCAATGCCGTTGCAATATCCGAAAGTCCGTTCACACTGAAGCAGCAAGTTGTTGCTCATACTGGTCAGCGGTGGGAAGCAGAAGTTACTATACCGCCAATCAAGCGCGAGCAAGCTGAGGTTTGGGTCAGCTTCTTGGTTTCTCTTCAGGGGGTGCGCGGCACTTTCTTGCTGGGCGATCCAGCTAACGCAACCCCCCGAGGCTCCGCATCATCAGCACCCGGCACCCCACTAGTCAACGGCGCGAGCCAGACTGGCGACAGCCTAACCATTGATGGCTGTCCCGCATCGGCAACGGGTTATTTGAAGGCGGGTGACTATATTCAACTGGGTGGCGGCTCTACCGCAACCCTGCATAAAGTTCTGCAAGACGTTAATACAAACGGATCGGGTCAGGCCACGATTGATCTGTGGCCTTATATCCGAAACGCGCCTTCAGACAATTCAACGGTTGTGGTTTCAAATGCTGTCGGTGTTTTTCGGCTTGGGTCAAATGAAACAAACTGGACAATCAGAGATGCCGCCATTTATGGAATAACGTTTCCAGCGATTGAGGCAATAGTATGAGCCGCACTTTATCTGATGGAATTATTAGCGTTTTGACGGCTGAGGCGATCCAGCCGTTTTTCGCTGTCGAGCTTTTTTTCAATACACAGACACTTAGGTTCTGGACTGGTCTGGGAAATCTAACTGTCGGTGGCGAAACCTACACAGGAACTGGTCAGCTTTTGCAGATCAGTGAGATCGGTGAAACGGCGCAGATATCAGCGCGTGGTGCAACACTTACGCTTTCCGGCATACCATCAAACCTAATATCACTTGCATTGAATGAGCCTTATCAAGGTAGGTTGTGCAAGATATTCTTTGGAGCCATTGATGCCAACCGTGCATACCTAACCGATGAGAGTGGTAATTATATTCTAGCAGAGGACAGCAGTAGAATTGACGTGTCCACTGGCGATCCCAACGAGATCGTTGAAATATTCAGCGGCTATATGGATCAGATGAACATTGAAGAGGGTGCTGAAACAAGCAGAATTGGTTTGTCTGTGGAGAGTAAGCTGATTGATTTAGAGCGTCCCAGAGTTTTCAGATATACAGATCAAAACCAGAAGTCTCGCTTTCCGAATGATAAGGGCTTTGAGTTTGTTGAAGACTTGCAGGACAAGCGGTTTAACTGGGGCCGGGGTTGATGGTTCATGACTGGGATATTCGCTTGGCGAATTATGTTGATAGCGTCAGGTATAGAGGCTTTGATTGGTCAGAGTTTGATTGTCTAGTTTTTGCAAACGGCGCGGCTCAAGCACAACTTGATAGGGACGTTTTTGACGACTGGATTGGCGACTATAACTGTTACAAATCGGCTTATAGGCACTATAAAAAGTTACTGAAAAGGCATAAAGAGAAGAGCATAATAACAGCGATTGATGGTCGGCTGAATAGGGTGGACAGGCTGATGCCTATGCGCGGAAACATTGTGGCGCGGGGGCATAGTGATCTTTCAGTTGTTGGCATAACTCTGGGGGTTGCGGTTAGTGATGTCATTGCGTTTGTGGGTTATAATGGCCTTGAGTTTTTTAGGCCTACGGACGGAGATATATATTGGTCAGTCTCATGAAGTATCTTTTTGCATCAATATTTTTTTTCATTGCGCTTCCGGCCCTTGCAGACCCGGTAACAATAGCAGTATCAGCGGCAACAGCGGCGGCGGCAACTGCGGCGGCATATTATGGTGGGGCCATTGCGGCTAGTGCTATATTAAGTTACTTTGCAATTAATTTTGCGGTTGCAGTAAGTTTGTCATATGTTTCGTCTGCGCTTGCCCCCAAACCCAAGAGGCCCGGATTTAGAACCGAAACGGGATATCAGGTTGCTGGCATTGGCCCGGCTCAGGATCATGCAATTATTTATGGTCAAACTCGCGTTGGCGGTGTTGTGGTTTATAAAGAGGCTACCGACAACAATAAATTCCTGCATCTGGTAGTTCTTATTGCTGGGCATGAGTGCGAGGAAATCACTAGCGTTTACCTCAATGATGAAATAGTAACTCTTGATGGTGACGGCAACGCAACCGCGCCATCAAAATATAATGGTTATGTTAGGGTCATCAAGCATTTGGGTGCAGCGGATCAGGTCGCAGACCCGACACTCATTTCTGAAAGCAATGGCCTGTGGACGGCTGATCATCGATTGCAGGGTATTTGTTACGCATACATCAGGCTTGAGTTCAATGCAGATAGCTTCCCGAACGGCGAGCCAGCCATCA